GGAACAACAACAGTTGTATTAAATCAGTTTGAAGGTACAGTTATGAATTTGGTACAAAATACGTCTATTTACTTTTCTAATAATAAAAACTCTAAAGTTTACAGTAGAAGAACCGTTGGACCAATCCCTCCTACCTTTATTGGGGATACAGTAACACTAAAAATGAAAGTGTTTTGGGATGCAAGCTCTCAATCCGTACTTAAAAAAAATATATATGAAAAATTTATTGTGGAATAGTTGCCATTATGCGTTTTTTAGTATAACTTAGAAGTATATAATAAGATATTAAAGAATATATAAATAATTAATTATAAAATAATAATAATAGTAATAATTAATAATATTTTTAACAATATAGTAAATATAATTTTAATAACAAAGTAATAAAATATATAATTAAACTAAAAAAAGGTTATCTATGTCCATATCTGCCGATAAAATCCAATTAAATTGGGAAAAACATTTAAAAATTGTTGATACCTACCTTACTACTCGGAAGGATCAAGTAAAAACCATGTTAGATTCTTTGTCCGAGGTGTATATTATGGCACCTGCTAGTGGAAAGACATGGTATCATAGTGCTTTCCCCGGAGGTTATGTCGATCACGTTAATAGAGTCGTACAATATGCAGTAAAACAGGCAAGACTTTACGCAGAGATGGGCGGAACTGTTGACTTTACCGAGGAAGAATTGGTTTTTTCTGCCCTATTTCATGATTTAGGTAAGATAGGAGACGGTGAGAAGCCTAATTACATACCTCAAACCGATAAATGGCGACAAGATAAGCTATCGGAAATGTATACTTTCAATTCAGACCTTGATTTTATGCTCATACCAGATAGATCTTTATTTATTTTACAGAAATTTGGTATCAAAGTTAACCAAAAGGAGTTTTTAGCCATTAGATTACATGATGGTGTGTTTGATAAAGCTAACGAAGCATACTTTTTTAGCCATATGGAATCATCAAGACAGAAAACAAGTATTATATCTATACTTCACTCAGCAGACTTTCTAGCTTCTAAGGTTGAGTATGATATTTGGAAGAGGGAGGGTGGAAGCAGTACCCCTAAAGTACAAAAAAGAGTTTCTACCACCGGAAAGGCAATTAAATCCTCAGAAGGACTAAGTAACATTTTAAAAGGACTGTAATATGATAACCTTAATAGTAATTTCCTCAGTTATAAACCTACTACTAATGTATGGAGTTTTTAACTCAATAAAAAAAGTTGAAAAATATGAAGATATAGTTCAAGATCAAGTAGGTTATATGCAAAATATTTCCGATATTATACTAGATTCAGGTAAACAATTACATGCCCTTGATGAAAAAGGAGTATTTCAATCAGATGATGAAGTTGGACAATTCTTCAATCATATGAAAACAATACAAGAGGAATTAAATAAGTATATGCTACCAAAAAATTATGGCAAGAAAGAAAGCTAACAGTAACTATTTTACAAAAGATACAGAAAATTATATAGTACTTTATAATAACTCTAAGGATCCGGTTTATCGAGCAAAGATATTCACGGATCATATCTATTTACCCTTTTATAAGCTCGCAGAAAATATAATTCATACCTTTAAGTTCTACTACACCGATACAGATGATATAGAATCTTTAAAGCATGAGATTGTATCTGTTTTGCTAGAAGAAAAGATTGATAAATTTGACCCTAGTAATGGAGCTAAGGCATATTCCTATTACGGTACAATTGTTAAGCGTTGGTTGATTAACTACAACAACAAGAACTATAAGAAATTAAAACAGATAGGATCATTCAGCGACATGGATGAATCATTTGATCAAAATCTAAACCTAGATGAGCCATCCGGTATCACATTAAGTTCCTTTATAGATGAATGGGTAATTCAAATGTATGGAGAGTTAGATACTTTATTTCCTAAAGAATCCGAAACACAAATAGCGGATGCAGTTTTGACTATCTTTAAAACCAGAAATGATTTAGATATTTTTAAGAAAAAAGCTCTTTACATATACATTAGAGAGATGACAGATTGTGAAACACCTCCATTGACTAGAGTTATAGCCAGACTTAAAGAGGAGTTTTATAAAAAATACCAGACATATTACGACAGAGGTCTTCTTTCAAGTAATTATATCTAGTCTATTTATACTAAAGTATTAATATGAGCTTAGATAAAGAAATATTTAAAGGTAAGACTCTATCTGATCTTTTTGGAGAAATTTACGATAATTCTAAAGAGACTAAAGTACAAGTAAAATCTCTCATCTCTGAGCTTAAACCTCTTATAGAGAACATTGGCGATGCAACTCTGATTGTTCCTATGATAAAAGAATACATGGAGATAGGAGTAAAGAACGACGATGCCTTGATTAAGTTAGCGACAATCATACAGAGAATTGAAAGTGCTATAACAAAAGGAGATAGCGGTGATTTCGACTTTTCAGATATTCAGGATTTGTTATTAGAGCAAGAAAATACAGATCAGCAATTAGAACAGAAACAAGATAATGCCGATAAGGAATAAATCTTTTAATATTACTTCTAGTCAAGATTCACGTCCGACATTTAAACGTAAGACAGTACCTGTCCGGGTTGTTGATGTAATATTAGACGCCACTCATCCTGAGTATGAAAAATACGGCAGATCTAATGCTATTGGGGCAATTAAGTATTCTATTGCTGATAGAGCTATTGATGTAAGTGATCCATCAACCCTACCGGTAGCTTTTCCTATTAGCTCTAATATAAGATTTCTTCCTCTAAAAAATGAAATAGTTCTATTGACAGATGGACCAACAGTAGAGGCATCTAATAACCTTAGTACGGATTCACATAAATACTACACCACAGTAGTTTCTGTATGGAATCACCCTAATCATAATGCATCAATAGACGCAGGAAGCAGTGCTAAAGTAGACTTTGGTTCTGATTTTGAAGAAAATACGGAAATTAAACCTTTACAGCCTTTCCCCGGTGATACCTTAATAGAAGGTAGGTTAGGACAATCCATAAGACTATCAGGTACTAGTGGATACGGAAATATATTCTCAGATAATTCTAATAACGGTGACCCGTTTACTGTTATAAGTAATGGTCAAAACGGTAATGAAGATGACCATATAGTAGAGGATGTTAACAAAGACGCTTCTTCAATCTTTCTAACCTCTAACCACACTATACCTCTAACCCCTTCTAATAATAAAGCGGATGCTAATAAAGGAGATACCCTAGTACAAGCAGACGTATATAAAGGTTCTCAGATACTTATGAACAGCAATCGCTTATTCTTTAATGCAAGAGAAGAGAGTATAATACTTTCAGCAAAAAAGACAATTGCTTTTACTTCAGAAAATACGAGTATCGACGGTATTAATAGTATAGGATTAGATGCTACAAAAATATACCTAGGTAAACAAGCATTAAAAAATGAAAGAGAACCTATAATAAAAGGAGATGCTCTTGAAGGATTATTAAAAGACTTATTGGTTTTGATTAGAAACCTAGGAGTGCAGTTACAAGTTGCTACCTCTTTAACAGGGGGCCCGGTAGTAAATTTAAACACCGAAGGTCCAACAATCATCAAAGAAGCACAGAGACTTCTAACACTAATCAACCCAGGTGGACCATCATCAATCAAATCTAAAAAAGTATTTACTGAATAATGCCACACGCTCTATTAAAAGATTATAAAAGTCAACTATCCACTCTAGCAGCATCGAACTTAGGTCAGCTAAAAGCAATGGCGGTAACCTATGCTAATGTAAAAGCAAACGAAATTATAGCTGAACTCAGAAAAGAGTGCCCGCCCCCGGAGGTCTTTATAGAAGTAACTAAAACCTTAGACAACCTAAAAAGCTTAATGAATAAGACTGATAAGCAAGTACAGGTTATGACTAAGTTACCTAAAAAACTCGATAAAGCTATTACCGTAGGTAAGGTGATTGTAGAGCTACTTTCCCATCTTCCCATACCTGCTGCAGTACCACCCGGCGTGGGTATACCTATTGGTCTAATTCAAGCTCAAGCAAACTTCTTAGTCTTCACTCGTAAGATGGTTGAAAATATTGAAAACGATCAAAAAGCAATACTAACAGTTGTTAGCTCAGCCTCAGGCATATTTGAACCTGTTAAGACTAAGTTAGGTTTAATAGAATCTCTATTAACCGAATGTGCTTCAAACCCTAATCTAACCCAAGCCGAAAGAGATGCTATTTTAAAAGGAGCACAAAGTAACACGCAAGGTAACACACAAGGCAACACACAAGACCCTAATCTACCCGGTCTAAGTTATACAGCAGCAAACGGACGATCATATACGTTAAGTGTAGTAATAGAAGAAAACGTAACAACAATAGTTCCTAAGAGGAAAGCAATAGCAAAAGACTACAGAGGTATCGTTGTTTTAGAAGGTCCACTTTCTTTTGCTAGCTCTGAACAAGTATTACTGGATGAATTAAAATTTAGATTAGATAATCAACTTCCATAACCCTACTATTTATATACATATGAAACTAGACGAACTTAGAAAAGTCATAAGAGAAGAAGTTAGAGCAGCCGTAAAAGAAGAAGTACAGGATATGCTAACCGAAGCTATTAAGATAGCTAGTGCACCAACTAAAATGCAACCTGCCCCTAAAGCAGGTCAAACAAGCTGGTCGGCACCTAAGCAAGCTCAAAAACCAACTAACGATCCAATAATGGAAATGCTTAACATAACTAAGCAATCCATGACACCAGAAGACTATAACCAAATAGTTAGTATGGACTCAACAAATGTTGCAAAACCACCACTAGCTCAATCCATGGCTTCTCAAATGGGAATGACCGGAGCAGAGCCTGGTTTAGATTTGAGTGGATTAGATTTTGTAAAAAAAGCAAAAGCAGTATTTGATGCTTCTAACGAGAAAGATAAAACAAGACAGAAGGTTTAATGGCATACGACGTAAAACATATAGATCCATCAGATTTAACTCCAAGCATAGGTGTGGGCGTAAGTATTCCATTCTCTGCCGGTGCTGTATTTAACAGAACATATAAAACTAAAGATGCAATAAAAGCAAATCTAATTAACTTTTTTTTAACTAATAAAAGAGAGCGTTATCTAAACCCCGATTTTGGTTCTAACCTGAGATCTTTATTATTTGAAAATATAACTAATGATAGTTTAGAAGGTGTTAAAGAAGTAATCACGGATGCTGTAAAAGACTATTTTCCACGGGTATCCCCAACTCAAATAGAATTAAAAAGCGACCCAGATACACACACAGTCAGGTTTTATATGAAATATAGAATTATAGACAGTAACATAGAAGACCAAGTAACAGTAGATGTAGAACAATAATGGCTGAAGAAAGAGATATAAAATACGTTAATAGAGACTTTACAGATTTTAGGAGTCAACTGGTTGAATACGCTAAAAACTATTTCCCTGATACCTATAATGATTTTTCTCCTACCTCCCCCGGGATGATGTTTATAGAGATGGCTGCTTATGTAGGCGATATTCTATCTTTCTATCAAGACAGTCAACTACAGGAAACCTATCTTACTTACGCTAAAGACCCTAAGAATCTTTATTCATTAGCTTATATGATGGGGTATAAACCTAAAGTAACAGGAGTATCGGAAGTAGAAATAGAAGCAACACAAACCATTGATACTTTAGGATCTCCAAACTACCAACCCAACTGGGCAACAGCAGCCAACATATCCGCTGATACAATTTTTACTTCATCAGAAAGTTCAAAAACTACATTTCTATTAAATAAAGGTATTGATTTTAGGTTTTCAAGTTCTTACGATCCTACTGAGATAACAATAACAGATATAG